CTGCATACATTTTAAATCCCACAATAGTTACATCAAAACTACTATCTGTAACTCTTGCCCATGTGACTCCTGTGGAACCATGTGTGTTTGTTTTTGCATCTGTTATAGCAGTAAAAAAAGAAGATGTGTTTGGTACAAGTTGATCATCTACAATAGGTGCAGTGGACATATCGTCTAATATTTCAACAGTAATATCCCCTGAAATAATAGGAGTAACATATCCCCATAAAGGAATATCTATATATGCTGTAACCCATTGACCATTAATTGTATCAGAAAGATAATCTGCCCAAAGAGTACCCCCGACTACCCACAATTCTTGCCATTTATCGGTTCCAGAAGAGTCCTCTGAACTGTCCCAATTTGTGCCTCCTTTCCAGTAATAATCCCCAATTTTTACAGTAATAGGAATAATTAAACGATTAATTTCCACTCCTTCTGAGGATACATACATGTCTCTGCCACTATCTATTTTTGTACAAAGATATACTTGCATACTCAATCGTAAACAAATATTCTCGTCTTCAATTATAACAGCATTTGTAAATTCATAACTCATTTCTTCTTTGGAATCCGTGAGTTGTAATACATATTCAGGAGCAGAATATACTTGTTCTTTAATTGCAATTTGTATCCCATCAACTGAAGGGATTACCCAATCTTTATATTCAATTGTATTATTTAAATACCAAAGATCACCATCCTGACTCACAAAAGATCCTTCAACTTCCCAATTAGCACTATCGCTAAAATCATATGTATCTTCTGTAATATTATAAGGGTCATATTTTACTTTCGCCTCACATTTATTTGCAACATTATCTAAATTTGTATTGTTATCCCCCCAACGAATATCCCCATCAGTAATATTTAAATACCCTCCTAAAGCAACAGCTATTTCAGAACCCCATGTATTTTGATTATATGATTTTCCTTTAGAGGTATCATGCAAATTAATAGGATCAACTACATAAATTGAATCTCCCTCAAACCACATACTTAATCCCAACCCTCCCATAATACTTTCTAAAACCTGTCTGCAAGACATAGGTTCCAAACCCTCATCTATGAAATTCTCATTAAATAATTCCAAATAAAGAAAAGGATTTGTATCTGTATCTGTTATTTGAATATCATTACTTGTATAAACAAGATTCCATGAAAGTTCTAATTTAGATAATACATTATTTATTATTTGTCCTACTGTTTGTTGCCCTGTATATATAGTTGTTGTTTTATAAAGTATTTTTTCCAATATTGCCATTCCATCATTACAATGAACCTGTAATTCTGAAACAACAGGATTACTAATACCTTCTGTAAATATTTCAGCATTGATAAATCCCTGCCATCTTAAAACTCCCCCTGCATCACTGCTTGCGCCACTATCTGTATCCGTTACACCATCCCAAACCTGTACTTTCCATTCTTGTGGATCAGCAGTGTATAGTTCTAACATGGATAATGGAGTTCCTACAATAGTGATTGTTGCACCGGAACCAATTGTGGGGATAAATATATTTTCTAAATTTCCTTCCCAAGAATACTCAAAAGGAGATGCTCCCCCTTTAAATGTATATATGGTAGAAGAATACCCTCTTTGGAGAATATCCACTGTGGTTAATCCTCCACTTTTACGATAGTACTGCAACCTATACTTTACTCCGTGAGACATTTATTTAAATGAATTAGATTTACGTCCTTGATTTTTTAAAACACCTACTAAAGTAGTTCCTGCAATTGTAAATACAACTTCACCTGACATTTGATTCTGCATAGCAGCACCACTTAATGCTTTTGGTAATACTGTTTCTCCTGATGAAAGCATTGCAGGATATGTGTCATTTGGATAACCTGCTGGAATTATACCTCCTTTTTCCATTTTCTGTCCTGCTATTATAGCCACTTGTGCTGCTGTACTGGCTGCTGCAACCCCTATGCCCACCCATGTTGATGGGTTAAGTACAGATAATGGGACATTAGCAATCATATTAGTCACAGCTAAAGCTCCATTAATAATAGCTTGTGCAATAGCCCATGCTTTTTGTTTTTGCATGTATTCTTTTTCTATTTTTTCTCTTGCAGCAGCATTATCCCCTACTGCTGATAATTCTCTTTGTTTATTTGCTTCTATTAAATTAGAAATAGCACTTATTGCATCAGATGTAGATTGTAAATAGGATTGTGTTTCACTTGCTTTATACGCTTTTAAATTTTTTATATATTCTGTTTCCACTTGCATTCTTGCATCTGCACTTTGACCTGCTGCAACTAAATCCATTTTATATTTTGTATCAAGATAATCTTTATATGAAACTAAACCTTTTGCATATTCATTTTCAAGTTTAGTAGGACCACTTGCTACATTTGCAGGGAAAACAAGAAATCTACTTGGGAAAGAACTATAGTGTGTTTCATGATCTCTTAAATCTTTATTTAATTTAATCATCATGTTTTTATATTTTATTTCTTCCTTTTCCTTTTTTAATTCAGCATCATACTGTTCTAAAACTAATTTATGTAATTTTATACTTTCTTCTCTTAAATTTCCTATATTTGTAATTGCTATTTTAGTACTTTTAGCAGTATTCCCAAAACTATCTGCCAATACATTTAAAGATTTATCTACTTCTTTAATCATATTATTTGCAGAAGTCCATGCATCTACTTGAGTACCTATATATTTTGTATATTTCCCCATCCTTTCTCCTGCATAGAATTGATCCATTGTATGTCCAGACCGTTCTACTGCTTCGGATATAAGTTTGAATGCTTGTGCTTTTTGTTTAATTGCTTCATCTTTAACCCCTGACAATTGCATAAAATTCATACTTTCATAATCCACAGAAGTTAAATCTTTCAACTTTTTAATACTATCATTGACTTTAATTAAAGCATTATTAAACCCATTTTGAGCTTCTGAGGCTTCATTCGTTTTACGTATAAAATGAACTATACCTCCTGTAATTGCAATAACACCTGCTCCTACAAGAAGATAAGGATTTGATAACATTGTTATTCTAAGTATATTAAAAACATTGACTAAACCTTTTCCTATTGTAATTAATCCTGATAAAGCATAACCGAGTACACTTAATGCTAATGAAGCAGGACCAAGAATTGCAATAAATGCAACCCATTCTAATTTATTTCGTTTCTCTGCCTCTGACAATCCATTAAACCATTCTGTAACTTCTCCTAATTTCTTTATTAAATTTTCTAATAATGGTAAAAATGCTTCTGCAACAGATTTTCCTAATGAAATTAAAGAAACCTGTGCTTGTGAAATAGCAGTATCATATCGCACTTTTATTGTATCTGCTACTGCTGCAAATGCTTGCCCTAAAGAACCTGTTGCATTTGTAACACGTTTCATTAATTCTGTATTGTATTGAAAATTCTTTCCTGCTAAAGATAAATATCCTGTTAAAGCACGTATATTTGGAAGAACATCACTTAATAATTCATCTCCATATTTTACTTGTATATCTCGTAAACGTTGCATCAAAGGAATTACCCCTTGTTCCCCTAAAATTTTTCTTAATCCTGCATAACTGTTTCCTGTTTTTTGTAGTGCAGCCTCTCCCTGAGTGGTTGCTTTCAATAATGAATTAAATACTCCTTTAAGATAAACTGCTGCTTGGGAAGAACTTGATCCTGTTAATGTGATTGCAGCCATACCACCTGCAACCTGGTCAAAAGAAACACCCAATTGAGATGCAATAGGTATAATTTGCCCCATAGCGGAACTAAACCCACCGGCCTCTGCCTTACCTTCTCTTACAGCAGCTACAAGCACATCCGTAGCATAGGATGCCGTTAATCCTGTTCCTCTATAAGCATTTAAAGCAGATGTAAGTAAATCAGCAACCTGCTGAGTTTCTCCTAACCCCGACGTGGCTGCTTTAGCAGATAAATTTAATACATTGAGTGCTTCTGCACCTTTAATACCTGAAGAAGATATAAAATACATTGCTTCTGCGAGTTCTTTTGGTCCTTTAGCAACTTGTGGTCCCATTTTTAAAATCTGATCACTCCACTTATTTACTTCATTTTGAGCAACACCAGTCAAACCAACAATCTTTTGAATAGAAAACTCATAATCTTTTGCCATATTAAAGGCTGCTTTCCCTGCCATTACCATAGGTGCAGTTACAGTAGCAGATGCTAAATATCCAAATGTTCTGAATCTTTGGGATATGGTATTTAAAGAAGATGTGATAGATTTATCAAATCCTAACATTGCTGTTTTAGCTCCTGCTAAACCAGATGTATCTACCCCGAGAGTTGCCGTTAAAACACCGATTGTCATTTTTTATTTCCCTTTTTTAACTGGTGGTTTCCTTTGTATTCCTGCTTTCTTATTCTGACTTTTTGCAATTCCTAACAATAACTGTTTCATTTCTTCAACACTTTGCTTTTTAGGTTCCTGCACTTTTGCTTCCCCACTCCAATCAACCATGAAATCAAGTGGTGTTGTTAATTTTGGTGTTACTCCCTTTTTAGCATATAACTGTTGAACTATATTTGTAATTAAACTTTCAAGTTTTGCTATTCTAAAATCATTTCTCCATTCTCCTATTGGATCAATCCTGTCGTATGCTTCCCATTCACTAATCTGCTTTGATGTAAGACAATCCAACAGGAAGTCTGGGTGAACTATTTTGAGTTCTCTACAAAGCCTGAAGGTGAATTGCCGGGTTGCCCGGCTTCTGAGTTTTTTACAAGTGCCTCCTTATCTTCTTCCGAAATAGCATTGAGTTTTTGAGCTGCATTGACAATCAATTCTAATCTCTTTGCACTCATATTTTGACTTAATAAATTATAGTCATCTGGTAAAAATAATCCTTTTCCTTCCTCATCACAACAGGTAACAACTGCAAGTTTGGCACGAAAATCCCCAAGTGCCCTGTCATAACTGACAACATTGCCTTTTGTATCCTTTTTCTCTTTAATAAGAGACTGTTCAAAATTATCCCTTTCACGTCCTGTCATCTGTCTTACATAGACAGATTCACCTTTTC